TTATAAGTATATAATAGGACAAATAAACGGCCTAGAGGCTACAAGACAGGAACTCTCTAACCTGCTAGAAGATAAGGAGCAAAAAAATGAAGGAACAGTCATCAATATTAACACCAAACAATAAACTTGTTGGTGTAAAATCATCAAAAGAAGAACCAAAATTACCAAAGCCAACAGGCTGGAGACTTTTAGTTTTACCTTTTAAAATGAAAGAGAAAACTAAAGGTGGATTAGTATTAGCTGAAACTACTTTAGAACGACAACAAGTTGCGTCACAAGTAGGATTAGTTATGGCCATGGGTCCACAATGTTATAAGGATAAAGAGAGGTATCCTGAAGGTCCATGGTGCAAGGAAAAAGATTGGGTTATGTTTGCACGTTATGCAGGTAGCCGAATTAAAATCGATGGTGGGGAAATGCGTCTGCTAAATGACGATGAAGTTTTAGCAACAATAGATAGTCCAGAAGACATATTGCATGAGTTTTAATCATAGGAAGGAGTAAACTATGCCAGACGAAGAAAAGAAAACAGTTGACATTGATACATCAGGTCCTGATGCCACAATCGATATTGAAGAAACAAAAGACGAGTCCGTTGTAGAAACGGAAGCGCCGGAACAAGAAACAAAAACAGAAGAATCAGTAAAAGTAGAAGAAAAGAAACAAGATGAAAACTTAGAGGACTACAGTAAGGGTGTGCAAGCTAGAATTGCAAAACTTACGCGTAAGATGAGAGAAGCAGAAAGAAGAGAACAAGCTGCTATCGATTATGCAAAAGCTGTAGAAGAAAAAAGACAAGCATTAGAAAAAAGATTTCAAAAAACTGATGCTGACTATGTTAAAAAATTTGAGACTAGTATTCAAACAGGTTTAGAAGCTGCACAAAAAGAATTAGCTGCAGCAATTGAAGCTGGTGATGCACAGGCTCAAGTTGAGGCTAATAAAAGAATTGCAACGCTCGCATTTGAGAATGCAAAACTTGACCAAGCTAAAGCTGGTAGAGAAGAAAAACCACAGGCCGAGAAACCTGTAAATTTAAACCAAGGTGGCGAGGTTAGACAACCCGCTATGGACGATCCTATTAATCCAGATCCAAGAGCAGAAGCATGGGCATCTAAAAACTCATGGTTTGGTACAGATAGAGCAATGACATACACTGCTTTTGAAATACACAAGGATTTAACGGAAAAAGAAGGATACGATCCAAATTCTGACGAGTATTATGCAGAGGTCGACAAACGTATTAGAGTTGACTTTCCGCATAAATTTGGTAATACTGAACAAAAGCAATCGACCGCCCCTGTTCAGACAGTGGCTTCAGCTAATAGAAGCGTAAAGCCAGGTCGCAAACAAGTGAGACTCACATCGTCTCAAGTCGCAATAGCGAAAAAATTAGGTGTGCCACTCGAAGAATACGCAAAACAATTAAAAAACACGGAAGGAGCGTAACATGGAAAAAGAAAACAAAACTTCTCGTGCGAACCAAACACGGTCAAAATCTGAGAGACCTAAAGTGTGGGTTCCACCATCTTCTCTAGATGCACCCCCTGCACCTGATGGATTCAGGTATAGATGGATAAGAGCTGAAGTAGTTGGCTTCGTAGATACGAAAAATGTAACTGGACGATTAAGAGAAGGTTATGAATTAGTTCGTGCCGAAGAAGTCGAAAATGCATCAGATTATCCAGTCCTTGAGGACGGAAAATACAAGGGAGTGATTGGGGTTGGTGGCCTTCTTCTTGCGAAGGTACCTGAAGAGATCGCGAAGCAGAGACAAGATTATATGGCTAGTCGTCATAAAGATCGAAGCGAAGCAGTAGCAAACGATTTGTTGAAGGAGCAGGATAGTAGAATGCCTATCAATGTTGATAGACAATCTCGTGTAACCTTCGGTGGTACGAAAAAGTAATTTTAAATATCACTGAATTTTTATAAACCGTACTGGAGGCCCTTTCGGGGGCAGGTACATAAGGAGAAACAACTATGGCAAATCAGTCAACTACTGGATTTGGTTTTAGAGCGGCTAACAGATTAGGTAATTTACCTTCAATCCAAGGTCAAACTAAATACCAACTTCAAACAGCTCCAGGTGTTGCCCTGATGAAAAATGACCCTGCATCTATTCAAGATGCTGGTAATCAAGGTTTCATTCAGGACGCGTCTTTTGCTACTACTGATGATGGCGGAACAGGTGGAGCGTCTTACGACAACACAGGTCACGCTAAGTTAGTTGGAGTTCTTAACGGGTTTTTCTTCATAGATAACACGACTAAGAAACCAACTTTCGCAAACAATGTAGCAGCGTCGCAAGCATTTGGAACTAATCCAAACACAGGTAGCACGAATGGTTTTGCTTTTGTAAATAACGACCCTTTCCAAGAATATATTTGTAAAGCGGATGCAGCTATTTCACAAGCAAATCAGAATGCGCTTGCGTTCAACTGTAATAATAATGACGGTTCAAATAAAGATGGACAGTCAGTTGTAACTCTAGACATTAGTGGTGCATCAGCTGCAGCGACAGCTATGTTCACAGTAATCGGCACTGCAGAAGATCCTGAAAATGAGGATATTACTGCTGCTGGTTGTAATGTTAAAGTCGTAATGGCGGCAGGTGCTCGTCTTTACGGTTAATGCTAAATAGGAGAAAATAAAAATGGCAATATCACGATCACAACTAGTTAAAGAACTAGAGCCAGGTTTAAATGCACTATTTGGCCTGGAGTACAAAAGGTATGAAAATCAGCATGCTGAGATTTATACTAACGAATCTTCTGACAGAGCTTTTGAAGAAGAAGTAATGTTATCTGGATTCGGAAACGCACAAGTGAAAGCTGAAGGTGCAGGCGTATCTTTTGACGATGCACAAGAAACTTTCACAGCTCGTTACACTCACGAGACCGTAGCTTTAGCGTTTGCTATCACAGAAGAAGCTATCGAAGATAACCTCTACGATAGATTAGCTTCTAGATACACAAAAGCTTTAGCAAGATCTATGAGTAATGCGAAACAAGTAAAAGCAGTAGAGCCTTTAATTCAAGGTCTTCCTTCAACGGATGGTTTTGATTCAGGCGATGGTGTTAGCTTGTTCAACGCTTCTCACCCTACGATCAATGGAACATTCAAAAATACATTGACTACGCAGGCAGATCTTAACGAAACTTCGTTAGAACAATCAATGATTGACATTGGTAAAATGACTGACGAAAGAGGTCTTAAAGTTGCAGCAAGAGGATTGAAAATGATCATTCCTTCTGAGCTTCAGTTTACAGCTGAGAGATTAATGAAATCTCAAGGTAGAACTGGAACAGCTGATAACGATATTAATGCAATCGTATCTATGGGTATGATTCCGCAAGGATACAGAGTCAATAATTACTTAACTGACACTGATGCATTTTATATCTTAACAGACGTGCCTAACGGCATGAAAATGTTCACAAGAGCTCCATTAACAACTGCAATGGAAGGTGATTTCGACACTGGTAACGTAAGATACAAAGCTAGAGAAAGATACTCATTTGGTGTATCAGACCCTAGAGGTATCTTCGGCGTAGAAGGTGCGTAATAACTAATTTTTGTGGCGGGACATTGTTCCGCCACAATTACAAAATAAACGGTGAGATTTATGAAGAAATTTATAGTAAATATCTGGGCGTACGATCATCATGCAAAATTTGATGTTTTGTCTTTAGATGACCCACAATCCTTAGAAAATGCAATCCTTGACAAACTTGGAGAAAATGTTATAAAGTGGGAAAACCTTGGAAATAGTTACAGCGACAAGGTAAATAGAATAACCTATGAGGAGGTTATAGATGATACAAGACCTATACAAACAAAAAAGGTCCTTGGAGTTGAAGTGGGAGCAGGAGTATCTGGGTAATAATAGATATACTCTTGAAATGGTCAGGATTGATGACAAAGTAAAAGAAGTCATCACAAAGATCAAGCTGGAAGAAGCAGCTATTGCTCACAGACAGAATACTGTTGAAGGTGCAGCTCCGCAAGTTTCAGTAGCTACTTAATAAAAAGCTACATCGTTGGAAAAATCCAATCCACACTACAGGCTCTCTTGCACTCTATTAAAATCTAGTATATAAATTAATCACTATACATTTATTTAGAATACAGACGCGTATAGTCGACGGCCTAGAGACTGTATTCGGAAAACTAGGAGGATATAAACATGGCACAAACTACATTTTCAGGACCAGTAAAATCTCAAAGAGGATTTGTTACTGCGGGACCTGATTCGATTGTAAACATTACAGCAGAAACTACTTTAACTTTTGCTGCTCATGCAGGTAAAGTTATTAAAGTAAATGATGCAGATGGTGCAATCACACTTCCAACAATTAAAGCAGATAGCAAAGGTGCATCAGCTGGAGACAATGACCCTAACGTGGACAACCACTTAGGTGCAGTCTACAAATTTTTTGTAGGCACAGATTGTACAGATTGCGATATCAAAACTGACGGGACAGACAAATTTGTTGGTCACGCAACTATCGTAAACGTAGCAGATGGAACTAACAGCACATTTGTTCCTGCGTCAGCAAATGATGTTATCAGCATGAACGGTGGAACTACAGGTGGAGATAAAGGTAGCACAGTTACTATTACTGCACTTGAAGACAATGTATATTTAGTAGAAGCAGTGTTAATCGGTACAGGTACTGAAGCAACACCTTTTGCAAATAGTTAATAGATAATTAGTGTGGAGCTTCGGCTCCACACTATTAATAGGAGAAAAATATGAGTTCAGATCAGAAGTTTAGTACACTGACAGCAGATGGAAATTTTAAAACTATCACTGGTGGTTCTACTAACATAGGGCCTTGTAGAGTTACATATATACAAGCTCATGGTGGAACTAACTGTTTAGTTAAATTACACGATGGAACAGGAACAGGTGGCTCTTTACAATTCCAAGCTAAATTTAGTAGTGAAGGTTTAGATATTTATGTACCAGGAAATGGTATTAGATTCGAAACAGGAGTATACTTAGATTTAACTACTACAGATTCTGTTACTATCGGTTATACTGGCTAGGAGTTTAAATGGCTAACACTACTTCAGGAACAGCAACGTTCGACAAAACATTTGCTATTGATGAAATAATAGAAGATGCTTTTGAACGTATTGGATTAAATTCTGTAGCAGGTTATCAATTAAAATCTGCAAGAAGATCTCTTAATATCTTATTTCAAGAATGGGGTAATAGAGGTATTCACTATTGGGAAATAGATGAACTAGATTTAGATTTAATTGAAGGTCAAGCAGAATATGATTTTTTTAGATCAAGTGATGATGGCACAAGTGCTACATCAAATCCAAATGGTGTATACGGAATATCCGATGTCCTTGAAGCACAATTAAGAAGTAATAGAACTCAAACAACTCAATCAGATAGTCCTATGACAAAAGTTGATAGATCAACTTATGCAGGATTTTCAAACAAATTATCAAAAGGCACACCTAATCAATATTGGGTAGAAAGATTTATAGATAAAGTTAGAGTTCACGTTTATCCAACACCAGATTCAACAAATGCATCTAAAGATATGCATTTCTATTACATAAAAAGAATTCAAGATGTGGGTGATTATACAAATGCAACTGACGTTCCATTTAGATTTGTACCTTGTATGACAGCTGGATTATCTTTTTATCTTGCTCAAAAGTATCAACCACAACTTACACAACAAATGAAATTGTATTATGAAGATGAGCTAGCTAGAGCATTAGCAGAAGATGGTTCAGCTTCTAGCACATATATAACACCAAAAGCATATTATCCAGGAGCATAATGGCAAAGTACGCAACAGGTAAATACGCAAAAGCAATATCAGATAGATCTGGTATGGAATTTCCATACAATGAAATGGTTAGAGAATGGAATGGATCATTCGTGCATGTATCAGAGTTTGAACCAAAGCAACCACAATTAGAACCAAAACCAATGAATGGTGATTCTATTTCTTTACGTAATGTAAGACCAGATAGAACAGAAACAGCTGTTCCTAATCTTTTACCTTCAAATCCTTTTACTATCACTAATGGATCAACTACCGTTACAGTTGATGAGCCAGATCATGGTCGATCAACTAGTGATACAGTTAGATTTAGAGATGCTTCAAATGTTGCAAATTTACCAGCAGCAACAATAAATGCATCAGGAGGGTATACAATCACTAAAGTTAATGATAATAAATATACTTTTAACTCTGGAATTACAGCTTCAGTAACATTAAAAGGAGGAGGTGACATAGCTTCAGCAGGGCCGGTCACAGTAGTAGCATGATAAATAAAATTTGGAATTGGATTAAAAATATATTTAAACCAGAAAAACAAGATCCGCATCTTGTTTTATATGAAGAAGTAGAACAACCTAAACCAACACATTGTCAAGGACATTTAAGATTTAGAAAATCTTGTCCTCGTTGTCAGGAGCTAGTAGCATAATGGCTGGATTAAGTGCATCAGG